CCCTTTACCCTCGACACCCTCCTCTACCTTCGCTCCACCCTCACCGACCTCGCACCCGACGACGCGACGTCCCACGGTGACCTCACGAACTTCCCGGTGCACGACCCACCCGATCACGTTCCACCCGGGCGCCGCGACGAGGCGGCCTTTAGCTGCGCGGTGAACCTGCGCAACTCAAGCTGGCCCTACGAGCGTGCGATTCGCTACATCACACACGTCTTCTTCCCCCGCGTCGCCCAACCTCCCGAGGCCGAGGACTACTTCTCCCTGAACACAGCACTCGCCAAGTACACCCGGGCCACCGACCCTCCCCGCCCAGACCCGGACCGTTACGAGGCCGACCTGATGACCCTCGAGCGCTACCACCCGGACGTCTTCAGGATCATCACCGACGATTAGGATCGTCCCATGGCCCTGTGCGTCGTCATGCCCGTGTCCGGGCCCATCACCGACGCCTACGACGGGGATACCCTCGACTACCCACCTCACGTTACACTCCTCTACGTGGGGGACGACGCCACACCCGCGGACGCCAAGATCATCGCGGAGGAGGCGTCCCGCACCGTCTTCCCCAGCCAGGACGGCTCGTTCATCCACACGGAGGTCGCCCCGACGACCCGGGTGTTCGGCCCTCCCGAGGATCCCGATGCCTGCGTCGTCAGCCTGATCCCGGAGCCCGAGCGAACCCTTCTTACAAGTGTGCGTGACGACTTCCTCGCGCGTCTCACCCGACGCGGCGTGACCCTCCCTCCCGACCGCTTCCCCACGTACGAGCCCCACGTCACCCTGGGCGAGTACCCACGCCCCACGGCGATGCGCCGTTCCCTCGAGCAGATCCCTCCCTCCACGCGGGCCGTGACGATCGCCGTTCCCCTCCTCATGGATGAGGGTGTTCCCGTCCCCCTGTCCGCCCAGCGTGCACGCGCCCGTGAGATCCAGGAACTCTTCAACGAGGAGGATCACCCGCGCGGGTCGGACGGCAAGTTCACCTCGGGTGACGACGACGGGGATCAGGCGACGCAGGAGGCCACGGGTGCACCCGCCCGCTCCGCGGATGAGGTGCGGTCCTGGCCCAAGGTTCCGGGGCCGCTCGGCTCCCAGGGTGGCACCTGGCACAGGGATCCGGAGACCGGTAAGACGTACCTGCTCAAGCCGACCAAGAGCCTCGACCACGCACAGAACGAAATCGCCTCCGGCTCCGTCTACAGAGCGGCGGGCGTTCCCTTCCCCAACACCTTCGTGCTCCTCGACGAGGCGGGCACGAAGTCGTTCACCCTGTCCGAGAAGATCGAGGGCCTCGAGCAACGGTCGGCCTCGTGGTGGAACCAACATCCCGAGGTGCAGGCTGAGGCCGCGAAGAACTTCGGGGTGGACGCGCTGCTCTCCCACTGGGACGTGCACGGACTCAACGCCGACAACACGCTCGTCACACCCGACGGCATCCCCGTTCGCATCGAGTCCGGGGGTGCGATGGCCTACCGCGCCATGGGCGATCCCAAGGACTCCTTCGCACCGGGCAAGCCGTGGGTTGAACCCCAGAGTATGCGAACGTCCGAGCAGGGCAAGGCCATGTACGGTCAGATGACGGACAAGGCCGCGGCGGCCTCACTTATGCGCGCCGCACTCATTGACCTCGATGACGTGCGGGCGAGCTGGCGTGACGCGGGCATCAGCGACCTTACATCTCAGAAGTGGGCGGACACCCTGCGTGAGCGCCAGGAGCAGATCCCATCCCTCGTTACCAAGCTCCTCGAGGAACCCTTCGCGCTTCGCACCTCGCCCGCGCGTGCCCAGCGCATCATCGCCCTCGTCGCGGCGGCGTGTCACATGCCCGCGGGCACCCCGGACGGTGGGCAGTTCGTGCCCTGTGACACACCCGGCGCGGTCGACGAGTCCGGCCAGACCCCCGCGATCCAGACGGCGGACGCGGATGCAGCCGCCCAGCAAGCTGCGGCCAACCCGGGCGCGGGCCCGATCAAGAGCCTGCTCAACAGTGGCCCCACCAAGAGTCAGGCCGTCGCGTACGCCCTCAACAAGTTGAAGAACACACCCGAGGGTGCGAAGTCCGTCGCCTCCGCGGTCAACTACGGCAAGCAGACGGTGTACGCGTACCCGGGCAGCAAGTTCAAGGAGCTCGTCGTCACGCCCAACCCGGACGGGAAGGGCCACCTGTACGAGCTTGTGCCGCACGGCAAGCTCTCCACCACCCTCGAGCCTCACGCCGCGGTGCAGGAGGCGACGTCCACCGAGCAGATGGCCGACACACTCGCGGGCAAGGTTGCGGACGCGTCGTACGCGGCGGCCGCCGAGGCAGCGGCACTGGCGGCGTCTCCCACGCCCTCGGTTCCCGACGCGAGTGAGAAGACCCTCTCCTACGCGACGGACAAGACCGCGTTCATCCAGGGTGTACTCGCTGACTCGAAGGCGGGCCTCATTCCACCCGCGGCCGCCGCGGGACTGATGACCCTGCTGGCGTACGGGGCGCCGCAGGGTGAGCTTGCCGCCGTCGCGACCGGGCAGGCGTCTTTCTCGGCCAACACGTGGGAGTTCGTCGCGGCCCAGGTAGCGGACGGCACTCTCTCCCTCGAGGCCGCATCCACTCTCGTGGGTGAGCAGTTCAAGCTCGCCGGTGTCGACCTCGGTGCGATTACCTCCGCGCAGTACTTCTCCACCAACCTCTCCAACGTTCTTGCGTCCCTCACGCCCGACGCTCCACCCTACGCGACGGGCGTGCTCAACGGCCCGGCCTCCGGCATCATCACCGCGACGGTCGTTCCGTCCGAGGCGCAGACGCCCACCCTAAGCGCGCACACCTACGCGATGGCCGGGGAGAGTGTGTACTCCCTGCTGATCGTGTCCGAGGACAACGGGACGATCAGCACGGCCGCCGGCGGTGGGTACGGGCAGCTCGTTAGCGAGGACGCCGACGCCCTCTTCACACCCCTCGCGATCGCGGCGGTCGTCAACGACGAGGCGACGTTCAACCAAGACCAGTGGAACCAGGTCGCCGTGATGCTCGCCGACGGCGAGATCAGCGAGAACCGCGTGATCGCGATGTTCGCCGACCAGTACTTCGGCGGCAGTACCCTCGAGGCGGGTGAGTGGCTCGCCAACTTTGGCGGCACACTTGTGCAGGCGCTCCCCGACGCGGCCGAGAGCGTCATGAACGGCGACATGGGACACTTCCCTCCCGCGCCCTGGGATCCCAGCGTGCCCGCCGAGTTCCCCGGCACGCCCGAGCCGAGCATCATGCCCACGGGTACGTCACCCGAGGCCGCCGCGCTCGGATCCTTCACGGCGTTCACGGGCTACCTCGACGATAAGTTCGGCGCGGGCTCGAGCGTCAATGACGCGTACTCCGTTCTCTCGACCAACCTAGGCACCGTGCCGATCGCGCAGGTGTTGCTGGGTGAGCGTGAGTTCACGCCCAAGGAGTGGGCGACGATCAAGGAGATGTACGTCAACGGCTCCCTTACCGTCGTCGAGGGCATGTCCATCCTCGCGGACCGGTACCCGCCTACCGATCCGACCGTCCTCATCGACATGGCCGCATCCGGGCTGAACACGTGGACTGAGCTGGAGGAGTTCGCCCAGGCCACACACAACGAGCTGGGCCCGGGTGCTGCGGGCGGGTATCCCAACGCGAGCTTCTACGTCACCGACGACCCGGGCAACATGGCCTTCTTCGAACAGGTGCAGGAGGCGATGACCTTCGGCGCGATTCCCGTGGGTACCGCGGGTGGGTTCCAGAAGTTGTGGGACCTCGCCAACGACCCCGACGCCCCCGCACCCGAGCCGCTTGCGGTCGCGGCGGCGTGGACGGGCGAGGCAATGTTCAACCTTGAGCAGTGGGACACCATCGATGAGATGCGCATGGGCGGCATCCTCACCGATGATGAGGTCGCGGGCCTACTCGCGTACCAGCTGGCCGGCGGGCAGGAGGCACCCGAGGGTTACATCGCCAGTAACGCCGACGCCTTCGTCGAGCAGCTTGAGGCCGGCTTGACACCGTCGAGCATCGTCCTCGAGGCGCAGGCGAACGCCGAGACCCCGATCCCACCCGAGTTCGACGCGGGCGCGGGTCTTCCCGGGCAGACCCCCCTCGAGCTGCAATCCGTCGGCCCCATCGACTTCACCCCTCCCGCTCCCAAGGACTTCTACGCGGGCCCCACGAAAGCCGCGGGCGGCTTGACGGCGTTGACCTACGATCATCTGATCGCCAACTCCGCCGGCAACAAGATCTTGACCGACGCGCTCGAGAGTGCCAAGCATGGTGCGATGATCAGCCCGGTCGCGTGGAGCATGCTGCACGGTGCCCTGCAGTCCGACCTCATTGACTACGACCAGGTGGCATCGATCCTCAACCACCAGAACGTGCAGGGCTACGAGGATACCTACACAAGCGTCGAGCAGACGCTCGAGCAACTCGCCTTCGCATCCGAGCCCGCGCAGGATGCGGGACAGAACTTCCCCTCCACGGGTGTGACCTTCGCCCCACCCTCGGCCGAGGCGCAGGAACTCGCCAGTGACATCACGAAGCTGAGTGTTGCGGTCTCGGGTAAGTACGGCTTCCTGCAGGACGGGTACGCCGCGTTGCTCGACCCCTCCTCGGGCATTCCACCCGTCGTCATCGCCGCTGCGGTGTTGGGTGAGTCGAAGTTCAACGGCAATGCGACGTTGAAGATGCTCACCGCGTACGAACAGGGAAAGCTTACCCCGCAGACCCTCGCGGCCGTCATCAGCGATCAGCACAAGTTGACCGCGTCGGAGCGCGTCGCCGTCTACGAGATCCTCGCCGCCGGATTCGACGACTACGACAAGGTAGGTAGCTTCAACGAGGCACTCGCCAAGGCCGCCGAGATCGCCACCGACGCGGGTAACATGCCTCCTACCTTCGGCGCCAAGCCTCCGGGCGTCGGTGACGACAAGGTCCCGGGCCCACTCGCAAAGGCCGCGTCCGCCGCGTACACCACGGTCGCGACCGAGTACACCACCGACAAGAGCGTCGTCGAGGCGCTGAAGGGTGGGGCGCTCACCACGCAGGGCTGGGCCGCCGTACACAACGCCCTGGTGGACGGCAAGATCACCAGCGGCCAGGCGAACGACATCGTGCACCACCAGCTCGGCGGTGCGACGATCGTGCCCAACCTCGACGTGCAGTCCGTTCTCTTCGACCTGCAGCACAGCATCTACCCGATGGGCGCAGTCCTTCCCCCGATGCAGGCGGGTGTCTCCCAGGCGCAGGCCGCACTCAACACCACCTCAAACGCAGCCGGTGACCTGCAGGCGAAGCTTGATGCGCACGACGTTTCACCGTGGACGAACTACAAGAATGCGGTCGAGACCCAGGCGGCGAGCCTAGATCTCTACGCACCCGATGTAGCATCTGCACTAGAGACGCTGGGTACGCATCACAGCGGCGCAGCAACACTCGCGACCGGCGGTACGATGAATGACGAGCAGTTCATCAAGACGATGGATACACTCATCCACTCCAGTGAGTTGCACACGCAGGATGTCATTGCCTTGACCGCCCTGCAGTACGGCGTCGCCTCGGGCCAGGTATGGGCCAACGCCGGCCTTGATCCGAATGATCCCAACCCACTCGACAACCTCGACAAGCTGAACCTGATGCAGGCCACAGCATCTCAGTCCTTCACCACCAACGCACTCGGGGGCAAGGTGTACGGCGATCCCAAGAGTGGCATCGTTGAGGACTGGAACCCGAAGACGGGTGTGGGCAAGTTTCCAACCTACGCGGTGAAGCCCACAAGTGAAGCGCGCCAGCTCATCGCCCAGGTAAAGAAGGGCGCGGCGACAACAGAGTGGCACGGGAAGGATGCGAACGGCTTTCCGACCTCGAAGTTCCAGGTTGGAAATACCGTGCTTACCCTCAACGCCGCGGGTGCCGTGGTCGAGAAGTTGAGCGAGCTGGACCGTAACGGCGCGACGAAGATCTGGCAGGCGCCACCTCCCATGCAGATGAACGTGGACTACCAGGCGCTCGGCAACACGAAAATGATGTCATCTGAGGATTTTCTCAAGTTCACGCCCCCGCCTACGCCCGCGCCGCAGCCCGCACCGTCTCCGGTACCGGTCGTCGGGCAGCAGGTATCGAAGGAGGGCGCGGGCGTGATGCCTAAGCCCGGGTCGTACCAGACGAAGGACGCGTTCGGTAAGAGTCTGAAGGCCGGGTCCCGTGAGTACAAGCGCCTCGCCCTGCTGAACCAGAACATCGGGAACGCCAAGTTCGTGAAGCACGTGAACGGCCCGCTCACCGATGCGGACCGCAAGGCGATCGAGAGTGCCAAGTACGGGACGTCCAAGGCTCCCGACATCGCGGTGTCCGGCTACTCTCGCTACGTGATGCACGATGGTGTGCTTACGATCCTCAAGGGCATCAACCCACACGGGCAAGAGACGACTCGGGTCGTGTACACCTTCGGTGAGAAGAACTACCAGACCAGCGGATGGTCGAAGGTCGTCGTCAGCGATGAGCAGAAGGTCGCGCTCGCCCAGCAGACGACGGCGACCGGTAAGACCATCGCTCCGCAGATCACGCCGATTCCGCAGGGTGGTGTGTTCCTCGGTGACCAGCCTACGAACAACGCGACCGTGCCACGCGCGCAGGGTCACAGCGCGGTCGAGGCGTGGGGTAACAAGGCGTTCGGCACCGCTGGTGGCAAGCCGCGGTACACCGCGAGTGAGTGGAGCGCGCTGTACAAGTACGGTGACGGTCACTACAGCACCGTGAACGGCGCGCTGCGAAGCGCCAAGGGCGACCTATCGAAGGTCACCACCGGCAACTCGATGATCCAGTCGCTGGACTCCGCACTGATGCGGCAGCGCACGCCCGAGGCCGTCGTCACGTACCGTGGTGGCCTGGGCTCCTACGAGCAGAAGATCCGTGAGATGCCCGTGGGCAGCATCATGCGGGACCAGGGCTACCAGTCCACCAGCATCGGTGGTGGATGGGGCTCACACGGGTTGCAGATGCGCATCGAGGTTCCCGCGGGTACGCCCGCCGCGTGGAAGCCGGGCAACGCCCACCCGGGTGAGCAGGAACTTCTGCTCCCCCGTGGCACGATCCTCGTGAAGACCGGTGAGGTGTTCCAGGAGAATGGACAGTGGGTCGCCCCGATGAAGCTCGTTGCCATTCAGGCCGACGTGCTTGATGTGCAGGAAGCACTAGGATTGCAGGGTGGCACCGTCGTCGGCGCGGCGGCTATGCTGCGGAGACTGCTGGAGGAAGTTCGTGCCGCCTAGGAAGAAGCGCAAGAAGCAAGAGAAGACGATCGAGGAGGTCGAGGACGAGTTCTTCACGAGCCCGTTCGAGACCTTCCTCACTGAGGACGAGGTCGTACCCGGGACCGAGCCCACCACGTTCGGTGAGAACGCGCAGGGCATTCGCGAACACCGTGTGGACAATCCCGAGTTCGAGATCTACGATCCGGTCGAACTTCAGAAGTGGGTGGATGCGCGAACCGCCGCACGTGACGCGATCCCGCAGCCACTGAATCCACCACCCAACCCGGCCGAGGTGTCGAGTGAGTAACCTAATCCTCGATGAGGTTGACTGGCGCTCCTGGGACGGTGAACGTAAGGCGCAGCTTCTGCATCGACTCAGGTACGACTGGAACGTGTGGTCACGCGAGGAGCAGCGCTTTCCCACCGAGGACTGCGACGTGTGGGTGTACCTGGCCGGTCGCGGCACGGGCAAGACGCGAAGCGCGTCGGAGGAGGCGAAGAAGCGGGCGAAGGTTCCCAACACCCGCATCGCCGTCGTCGGCCCGACGCACGGTGTGGTCCGCGACGTCTGCATCGAGGGGCCGTCGGGCATCCTGGCCGTGACGCCCCCGCGCGAGATCAAGCGATACAACCGCTCCACGGGTCAGGTGTGGCTGCGAAACGGGAGTGCATACTTCCCGTACTCATCCACCGAACCCGATCGCCTGCGCGGTCCTGAGCATCACTTCGCCTGGGTGGAGGAGTTCGCCGCACACCGGTACCCACAGGAGACGTGGGACATGCTCGTCATGGGTCTACGCCTCGGTGACCACCCGCAGGCCGCGGTCACCACCACGCCACGTCCGCTACCCGTGCTCAAGAACCTCATCGCCGACCCACGCACCATCGTCACACGCGGACGCACCACGGACAACGCGGCGAACCTGCCCGAGTCCACCCTGCGCTACCTGCTGCGTCGCTACGCAAACACCCAGCTTGGACGTCAAGAGCTCGAGGGTCTGATCCTCGAGGACGTCGAGGGTGCGCTGTGGCTGCGTGACTGGATCGACCGTGACCGTACCCAGCGCATCGTGTCCCTCTCCGAGGACGGTGTGACGGTGTCCGAGTTGCCCGACATGCGTCGCGTCGTGGTCGGCGTCGACCCGGCCGTGACATCGGGTGAGGATGCGGACGAGACGGGAATCGTCGTCGTCGGTCTCGACTACGAGAACAAGCTGTACGTGATCGATGACCTGTCGATGAAGGGTACCCCCGCCCAGTGGGCGAAGCAGGTACTTCGCGCCTACAAGCGCTACCGCGCCGACGCGGTCGTGGCCGAGCGGAACAACGGCGGTGACCTCGTCGAGGAGACGCTCAAGCGCGCCTACCGCTGGATGCCGGTGCATCCGGTCTGGGCCAGCAAGGGTAAGGAGGCGCGGGCGCAGCCCATTGCCTACCTCTATGAGCGCCCGGGCCACGTTACCCACGTAGGCAGTTTCCCCGAACTTGAGGATCAGATGTGCACCTGGGTCCCGGGTGAGCGTGGGAACGGCTACTTCAGCCCCGACCGTCTCGACGCTCTGGTGTGGGCGTGTACCTTCATCACCGATACCTACCACGGAGGCGGCCTCGCGGTCCCCGTCGGCAGCCTGCCCGCTGGGCTAGGATACGACAAGTGGTAACCGCCCTCGCCGCCGAAGACCAGGAGCGAGACGACAACGGGCGGTTTGCATCCGAGGGCGGAGGTGGAAGTGGCGGCGAAGAGACGAAGGCGCCACTTACCGTCTCCGATGTCAAGGCCAAGGCTCTTGACCCGTCCGAGCTGAACGACTACACACGTAGCACACTCACGGATCACAAGGGCAGGGAGATGCCCGTCTACGAGGTGAAGTCCAAGGACGGTGAGCGTCTAGGTCGTGTGTACCAAGCCGAGCGTGAGTACCAGAAGATGGCACCCGGTAAGAACTACGCGATCGGTAAGGGCTATACCAAGTACTGGAAGGCAGACACGGCGTCGAACGATCGAATGAAGATCCCCCAGTACCCGAGCAGACCGGACCCTGCAGAGGTTCGTCCGAAGTTCGGCGGCATCAACTCGAAGGCTGATGCCATCGCGGCGCTCGTGGATCACGCGAACAGGGAGCAGTCATTGAGTATGTCAGAGAGGCTAGAGATGGCGCGCACCCGGCGGTCCGGCGGGCAGTTCGCCGAGGAGACCCCCGACAACCAGGTCGCCCACTCCGCGCGTGAGGATGCCAAGACGACCCGCACCCGCGCCGATCAGCTGCGCACCGCGGTCGCCGAGCTTGCCTTCCCCGACGAGGCCGGGTACACCGGTCCCAAGACCGGGTACGGAGGTACACCGTGAGCGACATACAGCCCGAGGAGGTCTGGCCCCCCATGCCCAGTCCCAACCTCACCGTGAACTACAACTACCACTTCCACGCGGCACCCGGTGCCGACGTGGTTGCCGAGCTGCAGGCGTTCCGTGCGCAGCTCGCGGCACTAACCCTCGGAACATTCTCACTTGCACATTCCGTCAACGTCCTGGAGGACCAAATGGCAATCGACTTCACCGAACTGACCGCCGCCGTCGAGGAGAACACCACGGTCGACCAGTCGGCCGTCACCCTCATCGAGGGTCTCGCCGACAAGATCGACGAGCTCGCCGCGCAGGTTGCCCAGGAGCCGGCCGTCCAGGCCGCGCTCAACGAGGCAGCCGCCGCACTTCGCGGTTCGAGTGGCACCCTCAAGGATGCCGTGATCGCGAACACGCCGCCCGTCGTCGAGCCTCCGGTCTAGCCCACCCCGTAGGTCCAAGCAAGCCACCCTCACCCCTAGGAAGTCAACCCATGCAGACACAGACCCTGGCTGTGCCCGTGCCCGCGTCCACTCCCGAGTGGGGTTGGAACGGCATGGGAGAGATCGTCTACGCCCGCACATACGCCCGGCAGGTGCCGGGCGTAGGGCGTCGGGAGAACTGGCCCGAGACCGTCGACCGAGTCATCGGCGGCGGTCTGATGATCGACCCAGGTTGGACGGACCAGGAGACGGCGGATGCACACCGTCTCCTGTCCGAGCTGCGGGCTAGTCCCTCGGGGCGTGCCCTGTGGCAGCTCGGTACACCGATGGTCGACCTGTTCGGTGGTGACAGCTTGGTGAACTGCTGGGCCACGGGCGTAAGCACCGTGGATGACTTCGTCTGGGCGATGGACCGCCTTATGGTGGGAGGAGGTGTTGGGTACTCACTCGAGCGCAGCCTCATTCACGACCTGCCTCGGGTGCGGGACCTCGACAAGGCCATCACACACGAGCGCACCGACGATGCCGATCACATCGTGCCGGATAAGCGACAGGGTTGGTCGAACGTCCTACGCATGGTCATCAAGGCGTACCTGTACACGGGTCGCGGCTTCACGTGGTCCACCATGCTGATCCGACCCGAGGGCACGCCGCTCAAGACGTTCGGCGGAACGGCCTCCGGGCCGGCCGCACTCATCGACGGCATCGATGACATCGTCGAGGTGTTCGAGGCGCGGGTGGGTAAGAAGTTCCGCAGCGTCGACTGCCTCGACGTCCTCAACATCGTGGGACGCCTCGTCGTCGCGGGCTCGGCCCGTCGCAGTGCGCAGATCGCGATGGGTGACCCCGACGACGTGCTGTTCCTGCGGGCCAAGCGGTGGGACCGCGAGACGATTCCCGCGTGGCGGGAGCACTCGAACAACACACTCGTCGTCGACTCGTACGATCACATCCCGGGCGAGTTCTGGATCCCGTACGAGACCGGCAAGGGTGAGGCCTACGGGCTGTTCAACAGGCGCCTAAGTCAACGAGAGGGCCGCGTCGGTGAACCCAAGCCCGACCCGTCGGTGCTGGTGACCAACCCATGCGGCGAGGTTCCGCTGGCACCACGGGAGGCGTGCAACCTCGCGACCCTGTGTCTGCCGCGTCTGCGCACCTACGAGGAGTTCGAGACGGCGATCACGGTGCTGTACAAGTTGCAGAAGGCCACCGCATGTCTCCCATACCCGGACAAGTCATCCCAGGAGATCATCCACAGGAACATGCGCCTGGGCATGTCGGTCACGGGCTACCTGCAGGCCACCGACGAGCAGCGTGAGTGGCTTTCTCACGGGTACGAGTACCTGCGTGACCTCGACCGGCGGTGGAGTGCCAAGCGCGGCCTGCCCGAGTCCATTAAGCTTTCGGCCATCCAGCCGTCCGGCTCCTGGTCGCTGATGCCGGGTGTCACGGCCGGTGCACACGCCGCACACGCCGAGTTCTACATTCGCCGCGTTCGCTTCGGTGTGAACGACGATCTCGTTGATGTGTGTCGTCGGCGGGGGTACCACGTCTGCTACGACGTCGGCCTCGACGGGCGGGAGAATCGGAGCAAGCTCGTCGTCGAGTTCCCGTGTTGGACGCCGGACGGTGTGCCGCTCATCAGCAAGCAGTCCGCACTCGAGCAGCTCGAGGTCATGGCGCGGCTGCAGCGGGAGTGGGCCGACAATGCGGTGTCGGTTACCGTGTCGTACCGCCGTGAAGAGCTGCACGAGATCCGCACGTGGCTCGAGTCCAACTTCGACACCCAGGTGAAGAGTGTGTCGTTCAACCTCTACGATGAGGGGAACTGGCCACTGATGCCCTACGAGGCGATCACCGAACACCGGTACGAGCAGCTGACCGCCGGACTTGACCTCAGCGTCCCGCTGGGCAACCGCATGGGCGAGGATCCGGTTCCCTTCGACGCCGACTGCGGTGGAGGCTCCTGCCCCGTGCGTTGACAACCTCGATATAGTGTACACAGGATGCTCGAACTTGACCTCATTCGACGCCTTGTGGATGACGCGGGACCCGGTGTGTGGGTGGTCACGGAGCGATCCAGTCCCGGGTGGCGGGTGGAGTGCGAGGACGGTTCACTGGTCTGCATCGGGCCCGAGCAACTGTTCGAGGCGGCCCGCGGTCGACTGATCGCGCAGGCGAAGATCCTCCTTCCGGCCCTGGTGCAGGAGGTCGACGACGCCCGCGACCTGATCATCCAGCTCACGGGTGAGGCTGAGGAACATCGTTCACGGATCGCATCACTTGAGCAGGTCCGTGACCGGGTGCAAGAGTTGCTGGGAGACACCGAGAATGCAGACCTGGCCTGGGCCTTGGAGTCCGAGTGTTCCTTGACCTAGTCCTCGATCAGGCGTCGTGGTGGAACGAAGGTGCGTGCGTCGGGATGCATCCCGACCTGTTCTTCAAGCCGGATCGTCGCCTCAAGGACCCATTCGCGAACGGGCGTGCGGTGTGCAACCGATGTCCGGTACGTGAGGAGTGTCTAGAGTACGCCCTGGAGAACCACGAGCAGCACGGCCTGTGGGGTGGGCTCAACCTCACCGAACGACGTGCGGTGCAGCGCCAACGAAAGGTGTTCTTACTTTGCCCTTCTGGTACATCTACCTCGCGGTCGCTCTCGCCTCGTACCGGGTTACCCGACTGGTCACCCGGGACTCGATCCTGGACAAACCTCGCATGTGGGTCACCGAGCGTCTCAAGCCTGGCGGTTACCTTGACGAGCTCCTTCACTGTTCCTGGTGCATTGGCTTTTGGGTGTCACTCGTTGCAGTCATTCTCGTACGTCACTGGCCCGTAGGTGTCGCCATCATCGCCAGTCCCTTCGCCTTCTCGGCCGTGATCGGGTTGCTCGATCGCCTCGATCGCTAGGACCTCAGTGTAGGATACGCCCGTGGCACTTCGTCCGCGGCTTCCCAGTTCCCTGGTTGCATCAGCCGCCGAGCTGAACATCAAGTCGACGACTCAGCTCATCGAGCGTCAGCTTCTGCGTCAGCCGTGGCAGCAGCGTGCGTGGGCGTACTACCGCGTCTCGGGTCCACTTCACTTCGCGGGTCGGTTCGTCGGGAACGCCCTCTCCAAGATCAAGCTCATCGCGGCCGAGGAGGATGACGACGACCCGGGCACCGAGCCGCAGCCCACGTCGAACGAGGCCATCAAGCAGGCGGTGAAGAACCTGAAGTCGAAGCGCGGCGGGCAGGCGTCCCTGCTGCGCAACTTCGGTGCGAACCTCTTCATCTGCGGCGAGGCGAACCTCGTCGGGTGGGAGGAACCGGACAAGACCCAGAACTGGATCGTCCTTTCCATCGACGAGCTCGTCGCCCGCATCGGTGACCGCTCCTTCGGCCGTCGGGTAGGCCCGGGTCTGGTGGAGGTGCCGCTTCCCGAGGCCGCGTACGTCACCCGCATCTGGAACGAGAGCCCGCAGTACTCGGGTCTCGCCGACTCGTCGGTGATGACCGTGCTCGATGACGCCGAACTTCTGATCCTGATGACCCAGGCTGAGAAGGCGCTCTCCCGAAGCCGCATCGCCGGCGCCGGCATCCTCAAGTTCCCGAACTCCCTGCTACTCCCCGCCCGAGGTGCGGACGACGTGCGGCGTGGACAGGGACAACTCGTGCACGGTGTGGATGCAACCCCAACGATGGAGGCCTTCCAGGGTGCACTCACCACACCGCTCGAGCAGTTTGGCCACGCCTCGGAGGTCGTGCCGATCATCGTGACCGGCGAGGGCGACGCCCTCGATCAGCTTCAGCACATGACGCTCGACCGCAAGCAGGACGCCCGCTTCAAGGAGAAGCGTGAGACGGCGCTGCAGAACATGGCCGTCGGCATCGACCTCCCACCTGAGGTTCTCCTGGGCACCAGCCAGGTCAGTCACTGGGGTGCGTGGCAGATCGAGGAGCAGACGTTCAAGGCACACCTGCAGCCCTTCATTGAGCTGGTGTGTGACGCGCTGACGATCGGCTACCTGCAGCCGGCGGCTAAGCGCGCGGGTGTCAAGGACCCCGAGAAGTACATCATCTGGTACGACCCGGCCGGTTTGGTGGTGAAGCCCGATCGCTCGGGTGACGCCAAGGACCTGCACGACCGCATCGTTATCAGCGACGCGGCACTCCGCAGGGAGTCCGACTTTCCCGAGACGGACAAGCCGGACGGCAAGGAGTACGCGATGCGGGTCGGGCTCAAGCTCGCGGACGCCAAGATGGCCGTCACGGGCGAGGTGCCCGAGCCTGCCGCGCCTGAGGCCGAGGGTGGGCCACCGGCACTACCGTTCGAGGATAAGACCGCTGAGGAGCGCGGTATGGAGGATCCCGACAAGCCGTCCGATGCGGCCAAGGCGATTCCCGCCACGGCCGATCGTCCCAACCCGGCCGCGACGACGACGACCCCCGGACCTCCGACGATGCTGGCCTCCGCCGCACCGGGTCGTCGCCTTGCACGATTGGGCACGCGCCTCGCCCGCCTCGACCAAGACCTCATGCAGCGGTTGCGGATCGCGGGCGACGCCGCCGTGCAGCGTGCACTCGAGCGTGCCGGCGCGAAGATCCGCACCAAGGCACGACACGATCAGTTCGGCATGCACCTGAGTGACGGGATAGCCAACGAGGATCTAGCGTGTCACATGGGCCGGGAGAAGGTGCGTGCACTCGGCTTCGCCGTAGACGATGAGCTTGACCTACCCGAGGACGGGCTCGAGGATCTGGGCGACAACGACCTGCTCGCCCCCGCGCTGATTCCCTTCCGGTCCAAGGCCCAGAGATGGATCGCCGACGCGCAGGTCGCGGCCATGCGGGACATCGCCCAATCCGTCGCGGAGGAACGCGGCATCGAGTTCGCCGACCTGTACGACGACATCGAGAACCGCTACGCCGATCACTTCGATGAGGCGGGTGTCGTCGCCACCGGTGCACTCATGGCTGGGCTGCTAGCCTTCTCCCGTCGTCGTCTGTTCGACTCGGGTGCGGGCGCGGCGACCGTCGGTGAGTTCGATGACGTGCGTGTGCCCGCGGGTTTGGTGCGGGACGTGCTTCGCATCGCGGGTGGAGGTGGTGGCGAGGACCCGTCGGTGCCGACGGGTGGCGTCGGCACCGGCACCCTCACCGAGACCATCCTCGAGGACCAGGGTGTGCAGACGATGGGTATGCAGTGGGACTACGGACCCGCCGTGCGCAACAGCTTCGACCCGCACCTCGACCTCGACGGGCTCTCGTTCACATCGTGGAGTGACCCGGCACTCGAGGTGAACCCCGACGACGCCTGGCTCGGTACCGAGTACTACCACCCGGGTGATCACAACGGCTGCCTGTGCGCCGTTGTGCAGTCCTTCACGCTCACTTCAGGTGAGGAGGAGTAAGATGACCATCATGCACACGTTCCAGGTCATTGGTCGAGCTGAGGACGGTGACCGGTGGCTCGTCCTGCGCGACGATGAGACGAACGCGCGGGTCGCTACCCTGTCACGTTCCGAACTCTCCACCCCCATCACCGACGAGCTGATCCTCGACATCGCGTCGTGGGAGCCCGCGTTCGAGGGACCCGCCGAGCTCGCCGCACTCGTTGCCTCGAGTGACGAGGACGAGGAAGAGGGCGAGGAGGAGGAGGAGGAGGAGGCGGCGTCCGACGACACTGAGGATGACGAGGATGAGGATGAGCGCGCACCCGAGGAGGGCAAGCAGACGTTCAAGATCCTCATCGTCGATGAGTCGAAGGTCACCAACGACGGGCGTTCGTTCGCCCAGGGTGGGCTGACGTGGCGCGACCCGCCCTTCCCGGTCATGTTCAAGACCGTGAACACGCCCGGTCACGAGGGTTCGGAGTTGGGTGGAACGATCCGTGAGGCATGGCGCGGCAACGAGGACGGCACCGAGGATCCCAAGTCGTCGCAGATCTGGGGTCGCGGTGACTACGTCCCCCTCGCGGAGGGAGAGAAGCTCGACCTTCTCGTGGACGGCGGGTACCTCACGGGCAACTCGGCGGACATCGCCGATGCGGACACGGAGGTCACCCTCGCCGAGGACGGCAGCGACCGCATGAGTCAGCTGATCAAGTCGGGCGTCATCATCGGCACCACCGTGCTTCCCTTTCCCGCGTTCGGAAACACCCGCATCGCGAACGAGGAGGCGGTCGCCGCATCCGCCGAGTTCATGGTCAACCTGGTTGCGTCCGCCGACGGCGACTGCATTCCGTGTCGCCCACCCGAGACGTGGTTCGAGAACCCGAACCTGACCGCCCCGACCGCGCTGACGATCACGGATGAGGGTCGGGTGTACGGGCACCTGGCAACCTGGGGAACGTGCCACACCGGCCACCTGGGCCAGTGCCTCACCCCGCCGCCAAGCAAGAGTGACTACGCGTACTTCCGCACCGGTGCGGTGCTGACCCGCGAGGGCAAGCAGGTCGCGACCGGTCCGCTAACCCTGGGCACGGGTCACGCGTCCACATCGACCCGCCTCAGTCCACACGACGTGACGCGACACTACGACAACACCGGTACCGCCGTCGCCGACCTCGCCTGCGGTGAGGACGCGATCGGTATCTGGGTCGCGGGTGCCGTTCGACCCGACGTGAGTGAGGCGACGCTTCGCACACTTCGAGCGTCCGCACCCTCGGGTGACTGGCGCAAGATCGGCGGAAGTCTCGAGCTGCTGGCGGCGTTGGCCGTCAACGCCCCGGGCTTCCCGGTCCCGCGCGCCCGCGCCGAACTCGTGGCCGACGTTCCGGTCGCCCTGGTGGCGGCGGGTGTCCTCGTACCCGAGGAGAACCTGGCCGAGCGGCTTGCCCGCCTCGAGGATGCGTTGCTGAACCCACCCGTTGCCACCCTCGAGTTCACAGAGGATGACGTGCCCGGCACCGACGACGAGTTCATCGCACGCTTCGAGGCGATGGAGGCGACGATGTTGACCCTCGCCGCCGAGGTGTTTCCGACCGTCGAGTTTGCCCGTGAGAAGGATCCGGCGAAGGTAGGGCAGGTGATGCGAACCCAACGTGCCCGTCGCGTTGCACGGATCGGGCGCGTCGGCTCGACGATCGGTGTCTTCGAGGACGAGGATGTGGAGGAGTTCGAGCAGGCCCGTGACGACGACGGCCGCTTCGCGTCGGAGGGAGGTGGTGGGTCGTCTGACGGGGGAAAAGAATCTAGCGGTTCCCACCCCGACACGGCCGCCGCACTCAAGCAACTCGGTGAGGGTAAGTCACTCGATGACGTGAAGTCCGTCAAGTTCACCGCGACGAAGGCGACGGCGGACAACCCATCGGTGCGTACCTACACCGTGAAGATGACGGACGGCACGTCACAGAAGTTCTCGGGTGAACGTGGGTCGATGCAGGGCGACCGCATGGACGCCCTCAAGGCTGAGGTCGACGCGAAGACCGGGTTCGGCCTGGGTGCAGACCGTGCCGATGAGCTGAAGGAAACGTACGGCATCCAGGTGGACGGCGGTCGTGCCACGGTGAATGATGTCGACGTCGTAGGTGGAAAGCAGGGCGCCGCCGCGATGGCGAAGGAGGCCGGAGTGGGTGGGCGGATGACCAGTGAGGCCGGCCCGTCGGGACATTCCACCGCTACCTTCACGGGCGATCCCGACAAGATCTTCAAGATGATGGACAAGTACGACAGCGGTGGCTAACGCAGACGCACTTCGTGAACGGCTTCGCTTCGGGTGTCGGGAGACATTGATTCGAACCGCGCAGTACTTCACGGATGAGGCACGCCTGAACGCACCCGTGCGAACGGGCTTCCTGCGTGACTCCATCGTGGACCCGACCGTCGTCGATGAGTCGGAGACCCGCGTCGTCGTACGCATCGCGGCCGAGGCTGACTACGCCGAACACGTGGAGTACCCGACTCAGCCACACACCATCGCCGCGTCCAACGCGCCGCTCCTCGTCTTCTACTGGGCGGACGGCCCGTACGGTCCGGGCATCTACCGGTTCCACGAGGTAAACCACCCGGGCACACCCGGGCAACCCTTTCTCATCCCGACACCCGATCAGTACACTGAAGAGTTGCGTACCCAGTTCCAGCAGGAACCGTTCTTTCACCTCACCGGGTAGCGACGGGTGATACGGTGATCACTGGGTAAGGAACCAACGGGAGGCATAGCCGCCGGCGGTGAGTAACCCACTCAAGAATCCGCTGCGTCAACGTGTGCCAAAGGAGCACCATGCCTACGCCCGTGCCCAAGCCCATCACAGAGTTCTCAGATGAAGAGCTCTCGACCCTCGAGGTCGACCTGGCCACTCGCTACAACGAGAAGCGCCAACTCGAACTCACCAGTGAGTCCGTCCAAGAGCTGGGTGCACTCCGCACCGAGCTCACCGAGGTCCGCGACGAGATCGCCCGCCGTGCCGAGCTGAAGGCCCAGATCGAGGAGATCGACTCCGAGGTCGCCGCCAGCGAGGACAAGGTCAAGGGCACGACCCTCGCGGCCGAGGAGACCCCCGAGGCTGAGGCCACTGAGGCTGAGGCCGAGGAACCCGCACCCGAGGAGGTCACGGCGAGCCTGAGTCCGAACGGACTCGACGCTCCCGAGGGTTCCGAGCCCACTCCCAAGACGGCCCAGCCCTACGTCATCACGGCGGGCGCGGACATCCCGGCCACGCCGGCGGGCGCCGAGCTTCCGAACATGACCGCGGTCGCCGAGGCGTTCATCGCACGGCGCGGCAACTTCCGTGGCGTGGATCGGGCCGGCGACGGTGACCGCGTCATCGTTGCCTCCGTGAAGGCCGACTTCCCCGAGGAGCGCTGGCTCAAGAAGGGTGAGGCGTCCGGTAACCAGGAGAAGGTCGACGCACTGGTCGCCGCACTCGAGCAGGGTGCGGATCCCCAGGCGCTGGTCGCGTCCGGTGGCATCTGCGCCCCGGCCGAGCCGTACTACGGGCTGCAGAACCTGTCCGGGGCTGATCGTCCCGTGCGGGACATGTTCCCAGTGTTCGGTGCGGATCGCGGTGCGATCACGTTCATCACACCTCCGCGGCTCACGGACCTGGCGAACGCCATCGGCATTCGCACCGCCGCCCAGGATGCGTCGGGCTACCCGCCAACGGCGCTGAAGGCTCCGCTCCGCGTCACGTGTGGCGTGCAGCAGACCGTCACCATCCAGGCGATCTACCGCCATCTGATCTTCGGCAACTTCGGGGCGCGTACGTTCCCCGAGCAGGTCGAGACCTGGCTGGCCCTGTCGCTTGCGCAGCACGCCCGGGTCGCGGAGACCGCGCTCCTGGACCGGCTGGCCGCGTCGTCCACGGCCATCACGGCGGCGGCGACGTACGGTGCGTCCCGCACCCTGCTGCCGCAGATCGACCAGGCGCTCGCCAGCTTCAAGAGCCGGCACCGCATCACCGAGAGCCGCCAGTTCCGGTGGGCGGGTCCGTCGTGGACGAAGGAACTGATGCGGGCGGACATCGCTCGTCAGCAGTTCCCGGGCTTCCCCGAGGCGGGCTATATCACCGATGAGATGATCACGAGCTGGTTCCGTTCACGCGGTGTGACGCCGACCTTCTACCTCGACACCCCGACGGGTGCGGGTATGCAGTTCGGTGCGCAGAGCGCGGGCGCGATGCTCGGCTTCCCAACCACGGTGGTCTGGTACCTCTACCCGGAGGGTTCGTTCCTCTTCCTCGACGGTGGAACGCTGGACCTCGGCCTCGTGCGGGACTCGACGCTCAACCAGACGAACGACTACTCGGTCTTCGCCGAGACGTTCGAGAACCTGGCGTTCGTCGGGATCGAGTCCTACCAGGTGACCTCCACGGTCTGCCCGTCCGGTGCGGGCCCGACCGGCGCGACGGTCATCACCTGCTAGTTCAAGGTGGTCCTAGGGGAGGGGCTACGGCCCCTCCCTCCCACCCACGAGCGAGGATGGTGTCATGCCCAACCCTGTGGAGGCCCGCAACGCACCTCCCATGCTGCCGCCCAGCGTCAGCCTGCTCACCACGGTTCCCGAGACCTTCGATCCCGACCTTCACTGGGCCAACGGCTTCTGCTGGCTGCCCGAGGGTTCGGGCAACGAGAACACGGGCGTCATGGAGGGCGTCTGCACCGACGGTGAGGTAACGAAGGACACCTCCTACGAGTGCGGCACCGAGTGCTTCTGCTCGTTCATCGTCTGGGCCGCGGATCGCAGCAGCACCTTCGCCTTCGAGGCCCGCGACTGGATGGGTCGCGTGACCCGCAAGCTCGAGGCCGCGCAGGCGAAGCTGATCGAGCACGAGATCTACACAAACAGCCTCGGCATCTGCACGCAGGCTATCGCCCTCTCGGGCGGCAACCCGAACTTCGTGGACGCGACCCCGGCGGGCGGTCCACTCTCACCG